CGCGGTAGGCATTCCCTTACGCGGCGTAGTTCCGTCAACCAAATGGAGTTCAGGCGGTTTTTTGTTCATGGAGCGGATGGTAATGTATTACCCCCCTTCCGTCAAATTACAATGGCAACGATTGCCTGTCGCGCATTGCTCTTTTCGTGGGCAGTCTTTTTAAGTTTCTGACACGTTCGGGTCGTTTACGCCCATTATGCGTCGGTAATCACCCTTTGTGTAGTCTATACATGGGTGTCCGTACGCCCTGTATATGCCATGCTGTGACCATGGGAACAAATGGTCGACGACGCTTGCAGACGTAATGATGCCGTTTGCGTTGCACCCTGCACATATAGGGTTTTTACTTAATTGTATTTGACGTAACGCTTGCCATTGGCGTGTATTGTATTTGCCATTGAATTCCTTACGCGCTTGGGTGTTGTTATACTTTTGATTGAACACCCGTTGGTCTTGACCTCCATGCTGTAAGCAATACCCGTTTAACTTTGACCTTGGATGTGGGCATCCCAACGTTGCGCATTTGCTATTAGACGGTATCGTTGGCATATTTGAATGACCATGCTTTAACGTCTTTCCTGAAACCTTCTTTACGTTGCATATTGCCACCCACGCTTATCTTATGTTGACGCATAACAGCGTTCAATCGCCATTTGGGGTCTCGCTTCAATGCGTTGTACACGGGTATGCTGGAAAACTTACCCATGACCTCATAATTCTTATCAGCAACCAATTTGGCACATTTATTCAGAAAATGTATGCCCAAACCAAATCCACAATAATCGGGGTGTATTACAAGACGATTGAAATGTAATTGCATCATTGTGCCAGCGCGATGTGGCACGTAATTGGAAAAGGCTAAAAAGCCGATTTGATTTGCGCCATCCCATAAGCCATAAAACAATTGTTTACCACCGGCTAAATTTTCGCTTAAATAATGATAGCGGCTAAAGTAACGCCATGTGTGCCTATCGGTCTCATACACGTTGAATTCAAGCCGTTCTGTGCGTTGATAGTCTCGCCAAAGTGACCTCCGGTCGGTGTATGTCTGTTTATTAGCGTCAATGACCCAATCAGGGTTTAACCATTCAACAACGTCGTAATGGCATGACAATAATACAATGCGCTTTCCTGTTTTGCGTGCGTGTTTTTGTATGCAATGGCTCATGACCTTGGCAACGGTTCGGTCAACAACGCTTGTCCATTCGTCAATCACAATCATGCCGTCATCGCGTGCCATTTGTAATGCGCATTCTGCACGTGCCTTTTGACCGTTGGACAACGTGTATGCGGGTCGTATCCAACATGGAACACTTGTTAATCCAACGCCACATAACATTTCGGCACATTCGTCGTATGTCATGGCTTCAGGAAATTGCTCAATAATTGGCAATTGCGAGTTCAATATTTCATTGAAACAATCGTTACCCCATATATGCTTGGCTAACGTTGTCTTACCGCTACCTGACGCACCAACAATCAAACCAATGCTAAATGGTGTTTGTATGTCGGCTTTGACTTGGAAATGATGCGTTGATTTTTTTTCAGCATCAATATCAAGGCTGTTTGCCGCTTTGATTGCGCGAAATGATTTGGAAACTGGCGATGCAAGGGTTAACTCAAAATTTTGCACTCGAAGCCTCGTTTCTGCATTTCCTCATATAACGTTTCCAATTCACGTTCGCCTGTACATTCAATAAGCAATGTATTACGCGATTCGTCGCTTGGTTCTTTAAAATCTTCGTCAATTTCAGCATCGTTAAAATTTAACGCTTTAATTTCCTCGTCGCTGAAACCCGTCAAGCCCAAATCAAAGCCCGCTTCCATAAGGTCTTGAATTTCAAACGCCAGCAATTCGTTGTCCCAACCCGCGTTCAATGCTAATTTGTTGTCAGCAATGATGTATGCGCGTCGTTGTTGTTCGGTTAATTCGTTGAGTTCAATCGTTGGTACGGTTTCGTAGCCAAGTTCCTGCGCCGCTTTTAATCGACCATGACCGGCAATAATGCCGTTTTTGCCGTCAATCAATATGGGGTTTGTGAATCCAAACTCACGTAGGCTTGCCACCAATTGAGCAATTTGAGCATCGCTGTGTGTGCGTGAGTTTTTTGCGTATGCTGTAAGTTCGGTTGTTTTTTTGTATTTGATTGCTAATTTTGTCATATCTTATTTGTGTTAATTATTTCAAAAATTTCAATTTGTACACGGTCGCATTAAGCAAATTTGCCACGTTGTCAATTTCGTTTTGAATTTCACTGTCGTGTGGCATTTGTTGGCGATAATCGCGTACGTAATTGCGTAGGCTAATCATATATGCCAATGGGTCGTCGTTGTTACCATTGCCAAACATCGCTGGATACGGGTCAATAATTGTTTCGTACGCGCCTTGGATTGATTCAACCAAGCCATCAACCAATTCAGGTATTTCATCGTAATACGCGCCTAATGCGACGTGTTCCGAATACGATTTGGATTTGAAATGCATTAAATGGGTCAACGTTGCTGAATGTAGCAATGTGCTGACAAATGTTCCAACAACTCCGTCCATGTTTGCCTCCTTAAAACCTGATGCGTGAGCGGCTTGCCCGACTTGTATTGCCTTTTGTTTGGTGTCGAAAGGTCCTTTTGAACCCCAATACCATCCGTCCGATTTTTTACTAATTGGCATACGTTATCCTTTTTGATATTGTCTGCGTTTGCATTGTTTGACGCAACCGCAATTTGGCTCAATTTTCCATTGTGGCACGTCACCCCATTTACGTAATGATAACGACAACAATTCACGCATCATTTTGCATGGTTCCTCAAGCAATAAACGTTCACGACAATTAAAGCAAGTAAACGAATATCCGCCATGATGTTGCTTTGTCTTTGCATAAGCACAATCCCGACACACTTCGCCAACTTGAACTGAGGTCATACGATGAATTCAGGCTTTGGCAATTTTTGCGTGTAAAACGTGTACAGCCAAACTGTTTTACGTCCACGCGATTGTTCATTTTTAATCTGTTCCCGTGTCATGTATCGTTGACGCATAAAATAACAAAGAGCCATTGAAATTTGACTTGATTTCAATTCAGGCAACGCGTGACGAATGTCAGTCAATGTCAATGGATTTTCTGCCGCTTTAAAAACGTCCCTGATTTTTGATGCCGCATTTGCCATAAAAAAGCCCTCATGTATTAGATAAGGGCTGATGGTAGCAAACTTATAATATCTGTCAAGACGTTAACACGGCAACAGCGCGATTTTTAATTATGTCGCCATTGCCAAACCATGTATTGTTTAAACGTGCGTCATCTGTACGTGATGGGTGATGGTGGTCAAAATATTCGGTTACGGAATTAAGCAACGCCCATTTGCTATCGCCAACCAATTCAGCACCTTTTGCCTCGCCTTTGAACAAATCCAAAATTTTGTTATATGGGCGGCTTTTTTCCACAAGCAATTTTTGGTTTTCCAATTGGTCAGCCGTAAACAAAATACGTTTAACAAAATTGTCGGCTTGCTCGGTTGTAATACGTTGACGTTCCAAATGCTTTGCCATTTCCATGAACCCGTCAAACGATGCAACAGCCGCCCCCAATTTGGATTTCATCAACTCATGGTCGAATTTACGGGCGTGCGTAAATGACACGCTGTGCGCATTGTTTTGTACCGACAATGACAATGTGTTATTACATACGACGCGCACGCTGGTAAATCGTGCTGTCGTCGCCAATGATTTGTCTGCGGATGTTGACAACAACAAGAAACCCCCGATGCCATCGCCTTGGGTAACTTCGCCAAATTTGCCCGTTTCGGCTAATGCCCACAAACGCTTGCCACCAAACAATGTGCCGGCTGTATGCAAGCGGAAACCTGATTCCTCAACCAAATCACGGAAAAATTCCAATACATCGGCGGGTTGAACAATTTGATAACGGTCGGAAACAATGGATAACGGTTCGCTGTTGTCGCTACGATACAGCACATTTTGCTTTGGGAATTTTGACAAGTCGCCATAAAAGCCGTGTGGCAAATAATGTACAGGCGCGGATTCAATGTTCCAATCCATGCCAGCGGCAACGCGCCATTGTTCAATGCTGGCGTTTTGGTCAAGTTCCTGACCCAAGCCGTGCCAAGGTGTTTCGCCAACAAAAGCCATTTCCGTGTAGCCGTCAGCGCGGATTGTAAGTTCATGTGCCATGATTAATTTCCTTTTAAATGATTAACGATTGATAAAAAAACATTGATTGGCGTGGCTAACGCCTTTGGAGTCGATGTAATGCTCACCACATCCGGACATATATTCAATTAAGAAAAATGCACCGCCAACAACAAAAGCCAAACTAACAAGGCCTTGAAATGCCCAAATTGTTAATTGCTTAATAAATTTCATCATTGATTCCTTTTAAATGTTTAAAAATGGGGGAATTTCACCCCCGTTGCTGTTATTAATTAATTACGTTGAAGTGAAAGTGGATGCCATAGTTCAATGCATTGATACCAATAAACAATGGGTAAAAACGACCATCTGTGTGCTGTGTCACGATGTAACGGATAGCACCCAAATGAGGTTGTTCTAAATTAAGGCTGATTTTTTTGGCAACTGCGGCGTGTGCGTTGGCGGCAGTTTTGTAAGTTTTTGTTGGGATGATTTCTACGTGTGTCATGATTTATTTCCTTTTAGATGATTAATGTATGACGTGTCGTCATGATTAGTATTATATCCAAAAACCGCGTTTCTGGCGTTTCTTGCAAAATAAATTGGTTTCTGTTGAAAATACAACACTTATTACATAATGAAACATTTTGTCTTCAGACCAAATTGTTTGACAAAAACTGGTAACGCTGGTGCGGGGTGGGGTTACATGACGTTTTATGGTGAAAAAAAGGGGAACATCTTTCGACGTCCCCCAAATGGCAACTACAGCCCATTCTAATCAGAACGGAATGTCGTCGTCCATGTCGTCAAACCCTGATGCAACTGGTTTCTGTTCAGCGCGTGGCTTGCTTTCGGCTTCAGATTTGCTTGACAGCATTTCCATTTTCTCGCCAATGATTTTGGTTGTGTGGCGGTCAATGCCGTCTTTGGAATATTTTTCCGTTTTCATTTTTCCTTCAACGTAAACTTTTGAACCTTTTTTCAGGTATTCGCCAGCGATTTCAGCCAATTTGCCAAACAACGCCACGTTGACCCATTCGGTTACCTCTTTGGATTCGCCCGATTTGTCTTTGTATTTTTCGCTGATTGCAATTGAAAAATTACAAACCGCTTTTCCGTCGGGCATAAACCGCATTTCGGGGTCTTTGCCCAAATTGCCAATGCCAATGAATTTATTTACAGCCATGATTAGCCTTCCAATTTAATGATTAATTGATTGATTTCGCCCAAAAACGCTATCGTTTCGGTTTCCATCTCTTTAATGAGATTTTCATCTCGGTCTGCACGCACAATCAGCAAACGATTGCGCTTTGGCAGTCGGGGGTCGTAAGACACAAAGTCACACCATTGGCGACCCGTGACCCACAATTGACATTGGATTTGTTTGTAATACTCAGGCGGGATTCTGTTGTCAAACAAATAACCGAGGTGCGTCGTTGTGTTGGGGCATTTCACCTCAATCAATCCATCGTCGCCAACAAGGCGGTCTGGTGACACGCCAAGCCACGGCATCGTTGGGTGCAACCAAAACCCTGTGCGTTCAACAAAAACGTTTTTAGCCGCTTCGTATTCAATGCACGCAAATTGTTCTTGTTCAATGCCCCATTCCATTGCCGCGTTTGTAAATGATTCGCCCGCCGTCATCGTTAAACGTTCAGCGACCAATTTCACTTTGTATTTGTAACGTCCGACGGCTTCAGCATTGCCTTTGCCTTTGGACATTACGTCTGCCATGTTGCTGGCTGTAACGTGACCCAAACGCGCTTGCTTCCATGCGTCTGAACCTTGCTCAATGTTGATGTAAGGTTGGTTCACATTTCCCTCGCTTTCAGCATGGCATCTGCTGTTGAATAACTGCATTTGGCTAAACGTTCTAAATTTGCTTCACTCCAGCCTGTGCAAGCCGCTAACATTCCTTGCATTGCTTGAGCCGCAAAATAATCACGCAAAGTCATGCCTTTATTGCCAACGATTTTTTGACCATCATCAACAGCCCATGGAAATGCTGATTCATTATTCATTGATGCCCGCCTCGGTTAATTCTTTTTTGCGTGCGTCTTTGGCTAATTCCAATTGTTTAATAACCGATTGATTGCCATGCGCCATTTTGATTGCGGCAAAATAAACCTCGCGCAATTCTTCCAACGTCGTTGTCATTGCGATGCCGTTCAACAACACGTCAACATCAAGCGGCTCGGGTGCATCTTCGGCTGGCAAATCTTCGCCCGCATACACATATAACCCGATTCCAAACGTTGCAATGCATTTGGCTAAACAGCGCATCATTGCATCTGAAATTTTGCGTGCGTCGGGGTTTTTGATGGCGTTGTTTTTGTTATCCATCACAGGCAAATGCATATACATGGATTTACCCATTGCATTTACAGTGCATGACACCATCACGGTTTCACCAAAATATGTTGGCTCATGGAAACCCCAATGCGCTGTCGGGTCTTCTTGCAACAAATAATCAACCGCCCATGCCCATGACAAATAAGACAAATTGCCTTTTTTCTCAATGTGTTCGTTGACGTTGATTTTGCGTAATTCAATAAATGTTTTCATGATTGCCCCATTTCTTGTTTTGCTAATTGTTTTGCTTTGTCTTCACAATAATCGTGAACCATGTCACAAATGATTGTGCCAATCTCCAATGCACCCATGTGGCCTTTTGTAATGGCTTCTGTTAATTGGGTTTTGTACGGTTCAAGGTTTGCGTCAAATAACGCATCCATAAACATTTCGTAATTTTTGGGATTCCAATCAGTTTGCAAATGCCATTCTGTGCGCATTTCGAATTCGTGCATGAACTCGTCTGATTCGTGTTTGCGGCTGTCAAGCCATTGGTCATATACTCTACTCATACTTACTCCGTTGTTAAACACAGCACCAATCGTGCTGAATGTATTATACACAAATTTACAATATATGACACGCGACGCTTTAAATTTAACCATCCCGTTTCCCCCAAGCGTCAATACGTATTGGGGTTTTAAAGGGTCAAGACGTTTTCTTACGTCACGCGCAACGTTGTTTAAAACTGCTGTTAATGCAGAATTTACGCGTAATGGGCATGATGGTTTTGCAAACAAAAGGCTTCACATAACAATTGAGTTGTACCCGCCCGATAAACGCATACGTGACATTGACAACGTGGTGAAATCGACACTCGACGCATTGTGCCAATGTGGCGTTTTTGATGATGATGGGCAAATTGATGTGTTGCACGTTGAAAGGAAAAACGTCATTAAATGGGGTGCGGCAAAAATAATTGTTCAGACACTTGTGCCGTAATACATTTTTGTTTTAAAATTACGCAAACACGGCTAGGGTAGCCCCCGAAAAGACGATTATTCACCGTCCTGCCATTTGTGTTTCAGTGAATTCAACCGATGAATTAAGGTTAAAAATGGCTACCCTCAAACTCAAAAAGGCAAAACAACTTGCCGCTGAAAAACCCACAGAAGATTTAATTGGCAAATATGCCGTAATGCGTCATGCACGCCATGAACGTAGCATTAGATTTACTGTCGTACACGAAAAATTAGAAGTTGCTTTTGCTGAAGCATCTCGATTACACAAATCTGCGCCAACTGAAAGATTTTTGGTTGTATCAATTCTTGGCGGGGAAGAATGATGCATTATTATCAATTCAATATTGGTGATTACATCAAAAACACCATTCATCTTTCGTTAATGGAAGATTTGGCATATCGACGTTTGCTTGATATGTATTACGATTCCGAGAAGCCAATACCCACCGATATCCCGTGGGTTTCCCGTCGGTTACGAATGGATACGGATGTTGTTCAAAATGTGCTAAATGAATTTTTTGAATTGTCATCCGAAGGGTACAAAAACCATCGTGCAGACCTCGAAATTGCAAGTTATCACGAATACATGGCTAAACAAAAAGCCAATGGTAGCAAGGGTGGCAGACCAAAGAAAACCCAAACAAAACCCACCGTTAACCCAGACTTAACCCAAAATAACCTTAAACAACAAACAACAAACATAAACCATAAAACAATAATTAAAGCACAGCGAGGCTCGCGCCTCCCTCAAGATTGGGTTTTGACAAAATCATTGGGTGAATGGGCACAAAGCGAACGACCCGATTTAAACATCAGACAAGTTGCCGAACAGTTCAAAGATTATTGGATTGCTCAAGCGGGTCAAAAAGGCGTGAAATTAGATTGGTCGGCAACATGGCGTAATTGGGTGCGCAACAGCAAAACGATGAAAGCAAACCCTGCCGACATTATTAGGCTCACCGTTCCCGCGTCAAATGAGCCTGATGCCGCGCTTGAAAAAATTAAAGCGGATGAAAAAACAACGAGACCACCAACCCAAGCCGAGCGTGAAATGCTGGCATCTTTAAAAAGGAAATCATGATGAGCAAAACATTGAAATTGGCGTATTGCGATTACATCGCTACTCTCATACATCAAACATTGATAAACAGGGACACCGAGCAATTGATTGACCAAGTTGGCATGGTGCAATTTGATTTGGGTGAATTTGGAGAATTTTGTTCCACCACAAAAACAATTGATGTGTTGGATATGTTTGGCAAACAATATCGCGTTACGGTTCAGGAGTTGTAATATGTTTGAATCGATAGCACTTGGATACACAAATCATGTTCATCAATTGAAATTTTGCAATGTATGTGAATGTGACAAACCGCCCGAAGGTGGCATTGAATTTAACAAAAAATGGTTATGCCAAATTTGTTGGAACAAACGCATTACAGGCCAAAATTTAAAACAGAACAGGATTCCCAAATGACAGAACAAGATATATCGCCGTTTAAGGCGTTGGATTTTATACGCGACAACGCATCAGAATACGCCCAAGCGAAAGCAAACGTCGTGTACATGACCGAGTATCGCAAGACAATTAAAGCATCGCTTATGGCATCGTCAAGCGAACGAACCGAATCAGCCAAAGAAACTTACGCGTATTCACATGACGATTACAAAGCGCATTTGCGTGCGTTGGAACAATCCGTTGCCAAATGTGAACGATTGCGCTGGCTCATGATTGCGGCTGAAGCCAAAATTGAAGTGTGGCGCAGTTTGGAATCATCAGCACGCGCTGAAGGGAGAGCAACATCATGAGTTGGCCTTTCCCACCATTTCCAAACCCCAAACACAAAAACAATCGCAAGCCTAAATTTAACCCCGACAATTTTGAGGATGCACCGTTATGAACATATTTATTTATACAAAAAAGGGTTGTCCAAATTGCGTTACAGCCAAACAATTGCTTAAATTAAAGCATTTGTCATACATTGAACAAAGCATGGATGACACCGAAGTGCGTCGAGCATTTGAATTTGCTTATCCAAACGTTCGCGGTTTGCCTCAGATATTTATTAATGACCAACGCGTCGGTGGATTAATCGGTTTGCAACAAGCATTAAAAGAATTAAATATATGAGAAAACAAACCAAACGGAAATTTTGGAAATTAATCGACCCAATTCGTCATGCCATATTGGGCGCGGGAATAACGCAAAACCATTTATTGGACAAATTACGATTAACAGAATTAGCCGCGCTTGACGCAATGACCAAAGGCATGGGCACGATTTCTGATTGGCAAGAATTGACAGATATGATGAACATATCCGAGGTCATGGCAATGGAAGGCATAGGACCCGAAGCGTTACCGTATTGCAAACAGGCACAGGACGCACTAGAACAGGCGGCATTGCGTTATCAACGCACCATGAGTATGGGACTATCAGGAACGGGAATAAACGCGCTACGGGACGTGTTTGAATATCATGATTTGCAACGTCGAAGCATCCCGCGAAGCGTGTATGAAAAGATGATTATGAAAACGCGTCATCGCATACAAAGCAAAGCCGCCGAGGTCGTTGAAATATGAATCATAACAAGCGGTATATTAATGTTTATTTTAGCGTCACCGAATTAGATATTTGTATGTATGTCGGCAAAATGCGGCACACAATAACAAGTCAAAAAGGAACCGAAAGAAAACAAGACGATAAACAAAATTCTTTGCAATTATCTATTAACGGGGTTATTACGGAATATGCGGTTGCAAAAACATTAAATCTGAATTTTGATTTAAATTGTGATTTTAGAAAATTCGGTGCTGATTTAACGTTGCGCGATGGTCGGACAATTGATGTTAAAAGCACATACACGGCGGGCGGTAATCTTAACGCCGTTGGATGGTCTGTCGAAAAGCCATGCGACGTTTTTGTCTTAACCGAAATTCATCCATCTCACGTTCGGATTGTCGGATGGATTGGGCGCGGCAAGTTCTTGAGACCTGAGAATCTGAAAGACGTTGGTCATGGGAATTTTTATTCGGTTGCACAATCTGAATTAAACGCATTTGATGAAAAATACTACCAAGAAACACTATGACAGCGTGGCATCAATCGGTTGCATTTTATGCCGATACCTTGACCTTGGACAAACGCCGTGTGAAATCCACCACATAAGGAGATTTGGCGGTAAACGCGACAACGCACCTGTTATCGGTTTATGCCCAGAACATCATCGCGGTAACACGGGCGTGCATGGGCTTGGACACAAAGGCTTTGAACGACATTATGGCATCAGCGAACATGAATTGCTTGAACTGACAACCACCGCATTGGAACGTATTAACTAACAAACAATGCGCGTTCGGCTTGTCTGCGTTTAACTAAACCTTTTACCTCTTTTCCACCCGCTTTTGTCCATTGCATAAAAGCATGAGCCGCTTCATCCCATTCACCACGATTGATTTTCATTCGAATGGTTGAACGTTGATAATTACCTAGCCCTGCGTTGTACGCAAAAGAAACAACAGCGTCGAATTTGCTTTGATGACTAGCAAGAGTAGGAGAAAGTCGAAGAACGCCACGTTCAAAAGTATGGATGTCCATTTTGAACAAATCGACCAATTCATCTTTAGACCAAACACGATTGTCTTCCTCTTTTAATTGATAGTCCGACCTAATAAGCCCTGTGTAACCCTCTTTGCGCACGTTTGGCAGGTTTAATTGGTCGCTATACATTGCGTGACCCCAACCGATTGTCCAAATTGCGGCACTGCATCGGTACGGGCGCGTTCGATAGCCTTCAAAAAAATGCATCAAATTTTCGCCAGCCTTACTAATTTTCATTTTTTTGCCCATGAACGTGAGCCAAACCAAAACCCAATAATTCCTCCAAGCATTGCCATTTCATCGCTTGAGAAAATAATATCTGATACACGGATTAAATCATCCATGTTTGTCACTAAACTGGGGCGGCTATAAACGTAATACGCAATCCACGCATTGATAGCGCATAGTTCAAAGATAAATATGTACGTCACAATTGGTCGCACAGTGCCTACAAAATTAACCACCCAAGTGCTTGCGCGTTCCATAATTTTTTCATCATGCTTTAAAGCCGCTTCAGTCATTTGCGCATCGGTTTGCATGGCAATTTGGTCTGTGCGGATTTCTTCCATGCGTTCTTGTGCGGCAAAACCTTGCGCCATCATTTGCAATTGCAATTCAACTTGAACCCGCGCCAATGCCAGTTCGTGCCGTTGGTCATCTTTGTTTTGGAAAAAATCTAATAGTTTTGGCAAACCTGAAATTAACAAACCGCCAAGGGTAGAAAATAAAGATAGCATTACAGTCCAATCATTCCAAGTAATTTATTAACAATCTTGTCCGACAAATCATCAGGCAAGAACCGCAAAAAACCAAACACCCACCAAGCAACGCATAGTCTCACAAACACTTTACAAAACAAATCAAATTGTTTTTGGTACTCATTCACCGCCCGCACCTTGTCGTAGCGCATAGTTCGGCAATTTGTGTAAGACCCCAACCTACCGCGCCAACCAACATAACAAGAACGACAATTGCAACCGCCCATTGCATTTGTTCGGCTTCTAAATCCTTTTGGCGTTGTTCTTCTTCTTTGGCTTTACGGGCGGCAATGGCATCATCCCTGTCCATTTCAGCGGCTCGGGCTTTAATCTTGTTCCAAACGTCTATGTTTCCCGTTTGTATATAAAGCAATTGAAGTTGAGATTCCAACTTAGCGGTTTCCATCAACGCATTTTCTATCTGCATTGCAACGCTAAAATTGGATTTGTTGCCCGACCTTTTGGCTTCAAGCATAGCCTTGGTTGCTTGGCTACGCGCATCAAATAGTTTGCCAACAACGCCCGCTAACCCGCCTAAATCGTTTGCAATTTTTGCGGCTTTACGAACTACTGCTATTGCGCTTTGTAATCCTTCTAACGCCGTTATTGGGTCAATCATCGCCGTACAACCTTTTGCCATTCAAGGCAAACAACCTTGCGGTTATAAACATCACCCGACCATGCCCATCGGATACATCTATATTCTGTCTTGTCGGATGCCGCTTGTGATGCTGATAGAAAAATCACAAGCAAAAAACGCATTTAACCCCATCCTGCCCATGCAATTATGTATGTGCAAAAGATAACAAACACCACAATACAAACCGCCGCAACAAATGCAACGGCGTAATCTTTCATTTCAAATGTACCAAAGATGAATAAATCACGCCCGCCATGCCAATAAGCATAGCACCGCAAGCCTTTATCAATACGCCTTCTAGCCGTTTAAGCCGCGCACAAAGCATTTCATAACGCAATGTGCAAACGGCTTCATGGCTATCTAACCTTGATTCAACATCATTGGATGGCATCTTCAGGTGCTTTCATTTGGGCATCCGCTTGTCCCTTAATCTTTACGACCAAGTTCCATGCGCCCGTTTTGGTAGGCAAATCGCCTAACACTTGCAAAATTGCGTTTGCTTCTTCAACGGTCAAAGTTAGTGTAATGTCTTGCATTTTTGTTTCCTAAAAGATGCCGCCATTAGGGTTGGCGGTTTACCCATATCAATTATGCCAAAGGATTTACCCAAGGCAAAGGCGGCTGAATAATTGGAGGGTTAATTTGGTTGTCAATGTTGGCTTGTATAGCCGCTTCTGTAGCCGCTTGGTCAACGCCATTTGCATAGCACCAACCCAATACCTGTTCTTGCGTCAAATCAGCGTATGGCGTAAATGTGCCATCAGGCATAGGGAATGAGCAAGTTGAATAAATGGTTGCGTTATAGGTTACGGGTGTAACGCCTAAATCGCTTGTTTGAACGCCATTGCAACGCCATCCCGCAGTAACTACTACATCGGTTAAAGAACCCTCTGTAGGTTTGCATTGCATCCATTCAATAATCCAAGTTGTTGTAGCAGTCATAATTTACCTTTCAGTTTAAAGATTAGCGGCATCCAAACGTGCCTTGAGTGATTCAATGATTGCTTGTTGTTCTTGCACTAATGCCACTAAGTCAGCCATAACTTCTGAACTTGATGCTTGCATTGATTGCATGATTGGTTTGCCATCTGCATCTACGGCATCTTTTTCGCCAACTACAGAACCGCGATATAAATTTGCAAACTCATGTGCAACAAAACCACGGAACTCAGAACCATCAGCAATCCAAGTACCTTGCTTTGGTTGCAAAGACATTAGACGTTCTTTGTATCCTGTAAGGCTTCCTGTAACATTTTTTAGTCGATAGTCTGAACTAGTGGCATAAGTTGTTGTTGACCCACTTGAAGTAATTGCACCTACATTTGTTGTGTTAGCATCAAATCGACAATGGTAATAAGTACCGCCATTGCTAGCCGCTTCTGAATAAAAATTATAGCCGCCTGAACCATCAGGTTGTCTTGCAAGAATAGTAGATTCGTTTGCACCTGCTCGTCTTAAAAAACAATATTCTGCAAAAGAAATTTGACTTGTAGTCCCCACAAGCAAATTGCCTGACGAATCAATACGCATCCGTTCTGCGGCATTGGTGAAAAAAACCATTGCGGCATTTGATGCTTGGTATAGTTCTATTATGCCGCTACTACCAAATTTTCTTATAAGAAAATAATCACTACCTGAGCCATTTGCGCCATCTGCATCAAAAGTCATTTCGGCTCTTCGGTTTGCCGCTGTAGTTGACGCTGTTGCAAATATTTGAACACCTGCGTTATCTGTAGCAGTTGAACTCGCCGTTCTAAAGTTTGCTATATTTTGAGCGCCAGATGTTCCTACTGCAACTTCTAATTTGTATGTAGGCGATGTTGTACCAATACCCAAATTACCATCCCTTAATGACATTGAATCAAAAAAGGTTACACCCGCGTTAATAGTGCCAAAACCTAAACGCTTAAGAGTATTGTCCCAAGTAAGAATTCCTCGGTTGTTGCCATCAGTCAAAAGAGACATTTCAGCATTAACACTTAATCTTGATACTGAAGTTGTAGTACCAACCAACAAATTACCATCTCGGTCGATGCGGACTTTTTCTGTCAACGTACTTGCAGTTAGTGTGTCTATTGAAATGCCGCCGTTTGAACCATCAGTATTGTTTGTTCTAAGCCTAAAGTAACCAGTAGCGGGGCTTGGAAATGCTGAAGAAAAACGACCTACAAGAACATCACCGCCTGAGCCTGCAGTAATAGCACCATTGCTTACTTCAAGTTTTGTAGATGGTGAATTTGTGCCAATCCCTACATCACCCGCGCTTGTGATGCGCATACGTTCTGCTAATGAAGTTCCATTGTGTGTGGTGACAGTAAAATATGCTTTGTTGTCAGTGCCCGCACCTTCTTTAGTAAATCCTAACTCTGCAACTTGCACATTTGAAGACACTAATGATGAATACGCTTGAAGACCGAAAATGGTGTATCCATTAGAAGCCGCAGGATAACTATATGCTCTTAAGAATGTGTAATCCCCTGATACTGAATTTCCAAAAGCAACAGAAGTCAATCCACCAGAAGTACCTACTACTTGAAGTTTTGAAGATGGCGCAGTAAGTCCTATCCCTACATTACCAGAGGAATCAATCCTCATTCTTTCCAAACTGTTGACGTTAAACGCCATCAAATTTGAAGATGTGTTTGCTGTAATATAGTTTGCAAATGTTCCACCCCAAGCAACTGCGCCACCTGACGCAACATTTATGTCACCATTTACATCCAATTTGCGTGTAGGCGAACTTGTACCAATTCCTACATTGCCATCGCTATTGATTCTTAATCTTTCAACCAAAGAAGAAACAGAAGTTGCTTGTGCGCCTGCATTGGTTGTGTAAAACGCCAAACTGCCTCTAAAGTTTCCTATTGGAATATCTCTAACTCCTGCAATTGCACCAGTTAAAGTTGAATTTGGCGTATCAAAGAAAGTAAGAGCACCCGCCCGATTAGAAGCGTAACCAGTTGTTCCACCTGTGCGAGAAATTCTTGCAATTTCTTCAATAGCAGAATTAGCAAATGATGCAGATACTTCAAATTTAGCGGCTGGCGCACTTGTGCCTACACCTAAGCCTGTTGAAGTAAATCGGGCTACCTCGGCTGTAGAGGGAGCCATAATAATGCTGTTGGTTGCATAGCCATACAGCATTAAGTTGTTACTTGTGCCACTTCCGACAATACTTGCTTCTGTTCCAATAATTGCCGCATTAGCACCCTGCGCTTGAAAACTTAAATATGAGCCAAGCCCCGCACCAGTACCACCAATAATACGAGCACCAACACTACCTGTTCCTGTAACAACTAAAGGAATACCGCTTGTTGTCGTAGTAGTTAAAGCAGTGCCGTTGTATGTCAGATTACTACTTGTAGCCAATGCACTAGAACTAGAAGCGTAAACCACACCGCCTGATGTGAATGATGTTAAGCCTGTGCCACCGCTTGTTGTTGGCAATGCAGTACCAGACAAACTAAACGCCAATGTGCCGCTTGTAGTGATAGGTGAACCCGTAATCGACAAAAACGATGGGACAGTAGCCGCAACGCTCGTTACTGTACCGCCTGTACCAGTCGCATTGATTGTGATTGCACCCGAAGCGTTGGTAATGGTTACGCCTGTACCCGCAGTCAGTGTTGTACGAGTAAAACCTGTACCGTTACCAATGTCTAACGCGCCATTAGCGGGCGTTGTTGTTAAGCCTGTACCGCCGTTAGCAATTGGCAATGTACCCGTTACGCCCGTTGTTAAAGGCAAACCAGTTGCGTTAGTTAGAACACCCGATGTAGGCGTACCAAGCAAAGGCGTAACCAATGTTGGGCTTGTAGATAGAACTACCGAACCCGTACCCGTAGAAGTTGTAACGCCCGTACCGCCGTTTGCAACGGGTAATGTTCCGTTAACGCCAGCAGTTAAAGATACGGTATTGTTAACCCATAAATCGGTGCTTGCGTTGTAAACAAGTGTTTGTCCTGTTACGGGCGTAACAATTGATACATCGTGTATTTCATCAAGTTCATATCCGTTTTGAACCTTGACTAACAATTTACCTTGCGTTGGATGCGCGTATTCAACAACGGCAACATAAACCAAGTGGATAGGCGCAGATGGCTTTGTAGCCGTTACCGCGCCCGCTACCGTACCGCTTAAATAAAGTTGTGCGCCATCGGTGTATGCCGATGTATCCATGTTTGTAAGCAAACCAAAAACGGTTACATATCCGTTTGTATTGTTTGCTAGGTTAGTGGTAATCATCCCCAAGGTTTGCGCCGATGTTGAATCACTCGTAGCAATGGCTTTTGATACGGTTGAAATCTGACCCGTAGCACCTGAGATATAAACAACCGTACCCTTAGTTAATGTTGCGCCCGTAGTGTTACGAACTTGCGTTAATAAAGTAGAAGCGGGGGATGCCTCCGATACCGCCAAGTTAACCGTTGTTCCTGATGGCGTTACAACAATAGAACCATCCGTAGATGTAATAGAACCAATCGCGCCAAGGTTAGTTAATGCGCCGCCCGCCGTACTTGCACCCGTACCGCCATCGGCAATAGCCAAATCAGTAATGCCCGTGATGCTACCGCCTGTGATGGCAACGCTATTTGCGTTTTGGGTTGACATTGTGCCAAGCCCTGATACTTGCGTATTTGCAATAGCAATCGTTACATCAGATGCGGCGGTTAGTTGACCTTGCCCATTTACTGTAAATGTAGGTACTGCGCTTGCCGTACCGTAAGGCGCGGCGGTAACGGTTGTATTAGCGATTGAAATGGTGCGGTTGGCGGCTAGGCTACCACCACCAGTTAAACCCGTTCCCGCGCTGATTGTTAGGCTTGTAGGCGGTGCGCCAACATCGGTGTTAGACAAAACAACAACGCCCGTGTAGCCGTTAACGCTTGCCACTTGGTCGGTATTATCTATCTTTTCCCATGCAGTACCGTTGTAGATTGCCCAATCACCAACCAACCAATCGGTTACACCGTTAAGGTTTGTATTGCCCGCAACGGAAACAACATAATAGTAACCTTTGCTACCAACGCTAGATACAAGGGTAGGCGTATTTGTTGATGCGTTCCATGCGCCTTGGTAACTTACGCCGCCCTGAATACTTGCAGGAATTTGCGACAAAGGTACAGTACCGCCCGCATCTAGCGTAGCAACGCCTAGGGCAACGCCCGCGTTCAATACCGCCGCACTACCCAAGCCAAGATTAGAACGCGCATCAGCGGCGTTAGATGCCCCTGTACCGCCATCAGCAATGGCTAGGTCTGTAATGCCTGTGATGCTTCCACCCGTAATTGTTACGGCATTGGAATTTTGCGTTGACATCGTACCCAAGCCCGAAACCTGAGTGTTTGCAATTGCAATCGGTGTTGCCGCCAATGCGGTTAACTGACCTTGTGCATTTACTGTAGCCGTAAGGGTGTTAGATGCAGAACCAAACGCACCCGCAGTTACCGTTGTGTTTGCAATGTCAATTGTGCGGTTGGCAGATAAATCACCGCCGCCCGAAAGTCCCGTACCCGCGGTAATGGTTGTTGCTTGGTTAGCCGCGTTAAGATTTGTTCTTGCCCCTGCCGCATCGCTTGCGCCCGTGCCGCCATCGGCTACCGCCAAATCTGTGATGCCAGTAATTGAACCGCCAGTAATTGCAACTGAATTACTGTTTTGCGTTGACATCGTGCCTAAACCCGAAATCTGAGTATTGGCAATAGCAATAGGCGTATCGGCTAAAACAGTTAGTTGACCTTGTGCATTAACCGTTGCCGTTAGCGTTTTAGATGCCGCACCATAAGCCGCCGCAGTAACGCCCGTGTTTGTAATGCTGAAACTACGATTAGCCGTAAGGTCGCCGCCGCCCGACAAACCAGTTCCCGCAGTCAGCGTTAAGGCTTGGTCAACGGCGTTAAGGTTAGTTCTTGCACCCGCGGCAGTTGTTGCGCCTGTACCGCCGTTATCCAAATCCAATGTGCCGCTTAGTGTGATTGTGCCG